TTTCCGGATTCGAAGCAAGGGGCGGCCCTGGCCATCGTCGTAGCGAGTCGCTATGGCGCTGCTCGGCGCTGGTCAGCCAGGGGCGGGACGCACGGCCTATCCGACCAAGGCAGGACCGTGCGCCTCGCTTTCCCCTCGCCGAATATCGTGGCGAGGTGGCCGAAACGCGTTGCCGTCGGCGGGGGCCGGGGGTATAAGGGTAGTGCCTCGGTGGGCTTCGTCATTCGCTCATCGCGTTCTGCTTCAGCGGCGGACTTGGCATTGCGGCCTCGGGGTGGTCTAGACCCCGAGGCCGCCTGCATTTCAGTGCACGACTTCGGCCTCGGTGGTGCTCTCCGGCGCCGGCTCGGTCGGCAACGCTACTGAGTCAGCCGAAATCGGGCATCGTGCGGATACCAATAGTGGCAACGCGGATGGACGGAGGACGGAGGCGCTATGTGATTAGCCGACAGGATGTTGAAGCGTGGCGCGCGGGCCATGCCTAAGCGTCTCGACCTCACCGGCCAACAATTTGCCGATCTTACTGCGCTGCGTTTGTTCGGCCGCCAGGGGCGCTACGTCGTTTGGTCCCGTCGCTGCGTGTGTGGACGCGTTGTCACCGCGCGAGTCGAGGCGCTCCGCAGCGGCAACAAGAAATCCTGCGGATGCCGGCAAAAACGCGCCGTGCGGGCATTCAACGCCGGCAAAGCGAAATACCATGAGTTACTCGGCGAGCAGCTAACGGCGAACCAAATTGCGATACTTGCGAACGTGCCCATTCAAGCAGTCTACTACCGACTCGCGCACGAGTTCCCGATCGCCGATTTGTTCTCGTCGAGTGGTGCGACGTTCAGTAGCGCAGCGAAGGCGCGTTGGGAGCGTAGGCGCGAATCAGTGACGCGCGGCGAGCCGTAACCCGCCGCGCCCGACCTCGCTACACCGTCTCTTCAACGCTCCGCAACACGTCAAGCATCGCCGTCTCGCCCAACGCCGTCTGACACGTCGTCAGGAACGCATCCGCTGCCTGCACGGCCACCGAATCCGCCGGCAACTGGTCGCCGTACTGCACCTTTAGCTGCTGCACGAGGATCGCAACCAGCAATGAGTATTTGGGCGGGAGCGGCGACGCATCGAACGCGGCCTTGAGCGTCGCGAGATCCGGCGCGGGCTGAGACAGCACCGCCAAGGCTGCCGCGTTGGCGACACGCGCCTCGCTGAGCTCTGCCGCGTTCAGCTCCTGCGCGAGCACGACACAGCCGGCGCCGAGGATTTGTGCGCCGGCGACAATCTGCTGATCGCGGTTGGGCGCGGGTTGCTGCTGCGCGGAGCAGCCGGCCAGAAGACTAACTGCGACGATACACATCCCTCTTTGCATCCACATCATCCACCTCCATTGTTGGTGTCGGTTGCCCGACGGTTGTCTGTAGGCCCAAGTCGAACCGGATTCGCTGCAGCGCTAAATCGTAGAGCTGCTGCACGTCTTGCTCGGTCCCCGGCGTCCCGCTGTTGCTGAGCTGCTGCGCGATCGCCGCCTTGCATCGTTCCTGATGCTCCGATCCCGTGTCGTACGGGTTGTTTGCCGCCTCTTGCTGAAGGATCTGCACCGCGACGCCGACGGCCCACGGCGGACTGATGTTGCGGCGGATGAGTGCGGCGACCAGTGAGCCGAGCGTGGAGATGAGCTCGATGGTCGGCGGGAGACCGAGCTGGATGAGAGAGAGGACGAGGGGGGTCATGCGGCGCCCCGCCACTGATATTTCCACTGCTTGTCGGCATAGAACGCGCGGTCAAAGAACGGATCCCAGCGCGTCGTGAATCCGTGCAGCACGCCGTCGTCGGACTGCTCAAAGCTAATCTCGCAGCCGCCGAGCATGGATTGAATCTTGTTCTTGCGTAGAAACGGCGTCTGGTCCTGCGTCGCACCGCACTGCACGGTGTAGACTTCGCGCGGGTGGCTGACGTCGAACTTGTGATAGTGGCCAACGCCGAGAAACTGGGGCTTCTGTCCGCCCTGGTAACTCTCCACGATCTTCTGGACGCTGTAGCTAGTCGCGTACGCACTGCCGCCGCCGGCGTGGATGATGCGTCCAGTCGCCTTGCCGTTCTTCGCCTGAAACACGAGGTCGTGTTCCATGTGGCCGAGGTAGACCAAGTCGGTACGCCCCGCGCGCCGCGCCTTGTCTTCCATGAGTTGGCCGATGTCGACGTGCTCGCGCTGCACGTACCAGCCCTCGTGGTCGTCTCCGGTCACAAAGTAGGTCGTCATGCCTTTGCGCTGGGGCCAGTTCTCGACGAAGTAGTCGGTCTGCCCCTCGATCCCGAATGCGACGAGATCGCCTTTGTTGAACCGTGCCTCGCCGTCGATCATGTTCCCGCACTGGTAAACCGTATCAATGCCGCGCTCCGCCCAGAGGTCATAGAGCGCGTTCAGCACATCCATCCGTGCGTACTTGCTGCACAGATGATTGTCGGCGGTCAGCGCGAACCGATACGGCTTGCCGCGTAGCGAGGCGGTCGGAATCACCAGCGGGTCGCGGACGGCGATGTCCGGCGACACCCAAAACCCGCCCGTTTCCTTCGAGCGCTGCAGGTTGATGTGTGCGGCGTCGAGCTGTTCGAGCGTTTGCTTAATGCGCGACACGCCGACATTGAACGCATCGGAGAGCTCGTCGACCGTCCACGGCTTGCGGTTGCGCGTGGTCAGGAGTCGCCGCATCTGCTCGACGAGTTGCACCTCGTTGATGGGCTGTATCGTCGGCGAGTTGCTGCGCGTCTGTGTGGCGCCGGCCTGCTTGCGCTTCTCTTGCCGATAGCGCCGCGAGTCGTCGGCGCTGCATTTGCGACAAAGCGACCGGACGCCACTGGCATTGGAATGATCGATGGAGAGGTTCTTGGTCGTTCCGCAGCGTCGACAACGCGATGTCGTGGGATTCAGTTTTGGTTTGGTGGTCATCACCGCCTCCTCAATCCGCCTTCGCATAGAACGCCGCGCGCGCCTCTTCGGTCGCCGCGCCGCGCTCGAAATAGGTGAACGCGGCGCCGGCCCACATGACCGCCGCCGCATCGCCGTCGTGCTTGGCCGGGTCAAACCGCTCGCCGCGGTCGAGCCGCTCTTTCAGCCTGAGCAAATGTTCGAGCGCATGGCTGAAGATCACCTCGTAGCTCATGCCCTGCATCCAGTTGCGCGGCCCATGGACGGCGGCGCCCTGCTGGTTGCGCTCGCCCCAGGCGCGCAGCGATTCGACGGGCAGCAAGTGCCAGTCGACGGCGAGCTTCGAGCGTGTTGCGCCGGTTGAATAGGAAACGAGATCTTCCCTCACAACCCCTCCACCATGGCCGCCGCAAACGCGTCGGCTTTGCGTTCGTCCTGCACCCACCAAAGGTAGTGGTAGGCTTCGTGCAACGCGGTCGTGACCCATGAACGCTCATCCACCAGCGCGCCCGGCTTGCGCTGCCGACGCCACTGCACCGGCCGCATGAGCGCCACCGTGCCGCACGGCCGCGTGTCGCCGTAGCGGTCGCGTCGCTGGCGATCCTTCAGCCACGTGACGCGCGGCGCCGGCAGGTCGTAGTGCTTCGCGAGGAGTGCGAGCGCCGCCCGAATGTCGGTCAACCGCGGCTCGGCGTAGGCGTCGTGCAGCTGCTCGACGATGTCGTGGCGGAGCGGGCGCGGTGGGAGGTTTAGGCGCACTGCCACAGCTCCCCTTCGGCCCTGCGCCGCGCGACCAGCCCCGGCAGCTCCTTCCCCTTCGCCTTCGTCCACAGCATCAGCCGCGCCGGCACCTCATCGAAGCGCTTGGCGTTGACCGCATCGCGGATGGTCGACTTCGCAAACGCGCCAACGCCGCAGTTGAACGCGAAAGAGGCGATCGCCGAAAACTGATTGTCGGAGAGCGGCGGGTCGATCAGGGGACGGAGGCGACACGCCACGTCCTCGACGTCACCGGCAAGCCACTGGTCCGCTTGTGCCTGCGTGATGCGCTGGCCGACCTTCAGTGAGGTGCGGTGGCCGAATCCCACCGTGCTCAGGCGGACCGGATCGTAGTAGACGACGAGCCTGCAGCCCTCGAAGCGACGAATAAGGTCGATGCCGGCGGCGGTGACGTTCATGGAAACAACCCGAGCGTGATCGGCGCGTCAACGAGCAGCCACGGCGGCCGCAGTGGGAAGCTCGCGCCCGACGTTCCGCGCTTGTTGTGCTGATACTGCATGTGATCGGCCATCGCCTTGTCGATGCGCTGGTCGAGCCACGTCGTGGCCTTGTCGAGCTTCAGGTCGAGCTTGTCGTCGCGTTCTTTCGATTCCGTCTCCACGCGCACAATCGCCGCGGCAGCCTGTGTGGTCGACTGCTTCATGTCGCGAAACTCGTCGCGATAGTCGTCGCGCACGTGGCACATGCCGAAGGTCGCCGAGCAGACGCCGCCCATGACGGTGAGCGATGCGCCCAGGAGCGCCTGCAGAATTGGGCGCTGCGCCGGGCGCTTGCTCAGCTTCGCCGCCACCAGCGCGGCGAGCTGTTCGCGGTCTGCGTCGGTCATTCGGGTGCCCTGCTCTCGGTTAGGGCTTCGTCGAGGTTGCCGGCGGCGCGGCCGGATTCATCGGATCGCGGATGGCTTCCGCCTGCTTCTTCTCCGGCGAGACCGGCCAGAGATCGAGGTATTCAGGCACCTTGGAAATCAATGCCGCGCCGACCAACGCGAGTGCCGCTCCAACCGGGGCACCGATGAACGTGTTGTAGTAGAGGACCGGGACCGAGATGCCCTCGGTCGCCAGGCCAACGATCAGCCCGTTGGCCGCGCCGACAATCGCGCCGCAAATGGCGACGACGGTGAGGACGCGCACCTGCGAGAGGCCCGCCACGCGCATCGCAAAGAGCGCGAGTACATTCAACGCCGTGAAGACGATCGCATTTGGCCCGTTGATCGCCAGCTCGGCAAACTTCGCGTAATCCATCTCCCTCACCCCTCCCCATTCCATCGGTCCATGATGTTGGCCCAGAGCTCGACGCCGGCGCGCGGCGCGTAGAAGAGCGACAGCGCCAAGAGCGTCCAGAAGACGTCGGCGGCGAAGGCGACAGCGCGTCTCATGGCTGCACTCCACGCAACACCCGCGCGGCGTCGTCGCGTGTCATGCCGCGCAGGTCGATTTCCTGCAGCATGCGCGCCCAGGCGTAGCGGCCGTGTGCATCGAGCCACGCGCGCACGTCGGCGTTGATCGTGGCGATGGTGTCGGGGCCCGGGGGGACGTACATCACGAACCCATCGGGAAGACTTCAATCGTCCCGCCCCAGCTGACGTTGTTTGCCGAAGCCCCGGTCACGCGGATGCGCACGTCGTTGCTGCTCGCATCGCACGTCACCGCCCAGGCGGTTTGGTCTTCGACCTGGAACATCACCACCGGGTTGGCGCAGCCGGTTGCCCCCCACGGACAGGTCGCCGTGCCGTCTACGACCGCGCCGGCGCCACCACGACGACCGCGGCACCACAGCTCGTAGGTGCCCGAGTCGTTCGACGATCCAGAGGCGCCGCCCGTGCGCCGGGCAGTGATGAACGCTTTGACGAGATAGGTCGTATTGGTCGCCAGCGTCGTATTGAACAGCGTCGTCGTCGTTGCGTCGGTGGTGGTGACGTCTTTCTGGTAGACGCTCATCCGCGGCTTGTCGGTGGTCGCGGAGGCGGCGGTGTCGATCCTGAATGCTTCGTTGCCACTGGTCGGTTCGCGCAGATGCAGCCGGGCGCTCGGCGTGGTGATACCGCCAATGCCAACCGAGTCGGCGCTGGCGTCGACGGTGACCAGTCCAGCGATCGTGTCGCCGTTGACGATCGTGTCGTAGTTCGAGGAGTCGGCGTTGAAGGTGATCGCCGAGCCGGTCGCCGACATCGCCTGTTTCCAGGTGATCGCCGAGCCGGCGGTGGTGCCCGTGTTGTAGAAGAGGAAGTAGCTGCCGAAGATCGTGCCCAGCATCCAGTTGCTGGTTGAGTTGCTGCTTTTCCAGGTCGTGCCGGCGTCGTCGCTATAGGCGTCCCACAGGAGCAGGTTCTCGCCGTGCGTCAGCGGGTAGACGGAAAAGAGCGGGTTGTTATCGGAGGCGGTGGTGAATTGCAGGTGCGGGCCGGCAGTAGAGGCGTTGGTGCCGTCTACCGCGATCTTGGCCATGCCGACCGAACTCTTCGGCGCCGCACCGGTGCCGACGGCGATGGTGCCGGCGCTGGTGAGCGTCTTGTTGCTCGCGGTCTGGGTCGAATTCGTATCGACCATGGTCTTGAGGACCGATCCGGTACCAACCTCCAAGAGATCGTCGTCGCTGTCCCAGCAGGGGGCGCCATCGGTGGCGACCGTGCAGAGCGTCGAAGCGGTCAGGCTAGTCGCCCCCCCACTCGAGTCGCCGTATGCCGCGAAATGCTGCAGGTTGTCGCTCCCGCAGTAGCTGAGGAGTCCGCTTGCAACCCCCATCTTGCCGGCCGTGCTCGCGCCGCAGCTCGCCGTACTGCTCGCCACAAACCCGGCCTCAGTCGAGTCGGTCGCGAAGGTGCGGTCGGCCGAGAGATCGCCGCCGCCCGAGAGCCCCGCGCCGGCAGTGAGCGAGCGCGACTGCAGCGCGACGGCGGTGCCGCCCTGCTTCAGCGTCCCCGTGCTGACATCGAACGAACTCGAACTCAGCGTGACAACGGGATCGGTCCCCGACAAGTCGTAGGTGATCGTGCGCGAGCTATTGGCGCCGTTGAACACGGTCAGGTTGTTCACCTGTGTCGAGGGCGACCACGTGAGCGTATAGGTGCCGCCAGCGCCGCCGTCCGCGCCCGCAATGCCTGCGCCGGGTGTGAACACGCGCTCGTTGGTCAGCGTGCCGTCGGTGGCAAGCGTGAGGTATTGCGAGGAGGTCGGTGCGCCGCCACCGCCGCCGCCGAGCGCATTGCAGGCGCCGCCGATGCTGATTTCGTTGGCTGAGGTGACACATGCCAGGTCGTTCGCGGTCCATGCGGTTGGCTGCTGCACGAAGGTAGGCTTGCCGCCGGGCAGCCGCTCGACCAGCGTCGTTTGCGCAAGCGCCGATCCGCCCACGAGCCATAGGAGAATCACACACCAGCGCATCTATGCCTCCGGCACCACGTGCTGAATACTGTGCGCCGCCGCGTACACACTGCCGCCGGTAAACGCCGCCGTACCGATGGCCACAATCGGCGTCGCGGAGCCCATCGAGATCGGGAAACTCAGGACCGCGCCGGCCATCGTGTCGGTGGTGAACGTCCCGGTCGACGTACTGATCGCTGTGCCGATCGGGGTGATGGTTCCGCCGCCGTGATTGAGCGCGAGTTTCCAATTCGTCACGCCGGCGACGGTCGCGGTTTTCCGGCCCGTGATCGCCGTAATCATTCCGACGGGCGCAGTGCCGATGGTCACCGTCGAGGACCCAGAGAGCGCGACGGGTACCGTGCCCGACACCGCGATCTTCGTGCCGAGCTCCAGTTTACCGCTTGCGCGCACCGTGAAGTCGCCTGGCGTGATCCGGTCGGGATGAATGCCGTAGGCGGCGTTGCGCTTCCACGGCGACGGCCGCAGCGTAATGCGGGTGAGTTCCTCGAGTTGGACGGCATCGAATCGGAAGGTTTCCGCACTGGTGCTCCCGGTCATCTGCAGGGCGACGATGATCCGCGATGTGTTCGGCGGCGCGGTGATCACGGCATAATATCGTTGATAGCCAAGTCCGTTCACGTCACCTGGATTGACTTTGATTTGCGGATACTGCGTGACCTCCGAAGGCTCCCACCGGATCGCGAAACGCCAGGCGTCCGGCCGGCTCACATATACGGACAGAATATAGTTCGCGCCCGACCGCACGCTGATAGCATTCAGCGTATTGCTGCTATCCTCGGTTGAGATATATGGCGGGTGGTCCGGGGCATCGGTTGCCGTGATGAACTCCAGGTATGCGCCGCCCTTGCACAGCTGCTCGGTAGCCGTGCGCAGTCCAGTAACGTGCGCGCCGAGAAAGAGCGTCCAGTCGGGCAGCACGTCCTCGTCGGTGTTATTCCATGTCGATTTCGTCAGGCCGGCAGTCCAATCGGCGTTGCGGATCAAATTCGCGTCATTCCCCGGCTGCGTGCCGCGCTCGTCGGGGTTGATGTCGCCGGCGGGCTGATTCACCGACGCGACGATGGTGGCGAGGTTGGTCTCGAAGATGTCGTCGTTGTAGCCGACGAGCGTGAGCGTGAAGCTCGTCAGCGTGCGCTGGCGGGCGGTGATGCGCATATCGGTGGTGATGCGGACCGTCGGCGAGATCTGGAAATCCACGGTGACGAGTTGCCCGAGCGCCAGGCGCCGCGCCTCGTTGCCCATCTCAATGACGACCTTGAAGTCTTCGCGCTGCAGCCGCTTACCGATGTAGTAGAGCATCCGCGCGGCCGCGCTGTGATCGTTGATCCACGGCGTGGTGATGACCTTCTCGGCGCCGACGCCGAGCACGGTCATAGTCGCGGTGTAGTTGTAGTCGGTGGTCAAAAGCGGCTTGGTGCCACGGTCTACCCAGCCCTTGCCGTAGCGGAGCTTCAGCACCGACACCGCGTCGGACAGCGGCGTGGTGGTGACCGATACGATGCGCCGCACATTGTTTGGCGAGGGGTTCGTGCCGCTGTCAGGGCCGTAGCTGAGGGTGACTGTCGACGCGGCGGGAATCGCGTCAGCGGTCGCGTGCCAGCTGTCGTCGTCGGCGTCTTTCCAGATGCGGATGCCGCGCATTTGTGCAAGTTCGTTGATGACGTCGATCGCGCGCCGCTGCTGCTGATCGCCGCCGAGCACGCCGGAGACCGCCGAGCCCATGCCGGTGACCGAGACGGCAACGGCGGTGGTGAAGAACGAGGTAGCGTCAGCGCTGGCGTTCAGTCCGAGGTCGGGGTCGGTGAGGAGCCAGTAGATCGCGGTTAGCGGGTTGCCGTAGGTGGGCTCATTGACACGACAGACGATCGCGGAGTCTACCGACGCCGGCATGCGCATCGTCGTGAGGAACGTCGTGCCACCGGTGCCGACGTACTTGTAGCGATTGCGGTCCACCGTGTAGTCGCCGGCAAGATAGACGGTCCCAATCGGCGTCCCGAGAATAGGGTCGGTCAGGGTGACGGTTCCGCCGCCGGCGGTGCCGAAGTTGGTGCTCGCAATATCCGAAAAGACCGTTCCCCCGGCATAGATCCGCCGGACCGGCATCCCGATGTCGTAGAGAACACCGAGCCCGAAGCTGTTCACCGTAAACGAGTTGGTCGAACGGTAGGTCGGCGTACCGACACACGTGCCCCATAGCGTGAGCAACTCAAGGCCGGGGGAATTCGGATCGGTGTTGCCCCACGCGCGTTCCAATGTACAGGCGGTGCCATGATTGACGATGAGATTTTGCGCCGTCACGACCGTCCCGCTCTGCCCGATGTACGGCGGCATCATGTGCCCGCCGACCCCGAACGCCTTCGGAATCGGCGCTCCGACATCGTGGCGGACGGTGGTGCCGTCGATGTCATCCAGTATGCCGCTACTGATCGCGGCCGGCTCGATCACCTGTCGCGGTATGAGTGTATCCAGTACCGACTCGTCCATCGAGCTGCAGGTAAACACCGCCTCGTTGTTGGAGATGTTGACGTCCGCGACGACGCCAGTGAATTCGGTAGTGAGTGCGTGGCTCACGCGGTCATAGTAGCGAATCTTGATCGGCACCTGGCGGTATTCGGTCAGTACCGAGAACGTGTCGTCGTCGTTGCGGAAGGTGATCACCGTATTGGACGGGATCATCACGCCGGCGCCGCCGTCGGGTAGCTCATCAAGCAGCGTGATATCGCCACCGATGCGCTTTACGTAGGCGCCGCCCAGTATATCGGTATCCTTCTCCGTGTAGAGATCGGTCGTCGCTCCAGTGACCGCGCCGCCATTGATGTCGACCACAAACGCCGGCTCAGCCTTGTCGGCGTAGCGCGGCGGAACGATGATCGGATGCGTGGCCGTGGTCGAGCTATTGACCGGCGTCAACACGTCCAGCGGCACAACATAATTCATTTCCGGGTTGGAGTTGCCCCGGAGCGGCCAGTAGGCGAGAAGCCCCGCCGGGCACACCTGATCGGCCGCGACGCCGGCGGCGATGTCCTGCAGCTGATCGTCAGAGAGTGCGGTCTGCCAGATCGCCATCTCGGCGTAGGTGCCGTTGGTGTAGGCGCCAGACCAGTTGTGCGCGATGTCGAATTCCGCGCCGACATTCGGCAGCGCGAATGTGATCGACGAGTTGATCACGGTCTTGACGCCGCTCTTCCACTTCGACCACTCCAGCCCAGCACCCAGATAGCGCCACGCGATCCACAAGCCCGATGCGGCCGAGTAGGTGACGCTCGACGAGGTGCCGGGGTTGGTGCCCGTGTAGCCGGCCGACTCGAAGACGACGACACCGGAGTCCATGCGGAGCTGCCAGTACGCGCCCACGCCCGTGCCTGCCGCGAGCACGCCACGGACGGTGTCGGTGAGATTGGCCGGCGCGAAGTAGAGCGAGATGGTGAACGGACCAGCGTTGTTCGCGAGATAGGATTTCGCGATCGTATGGCCCTGCGAGGAGGCGCTGGCGTAGGTGCGGGCCATCGCTAGATGAACTCCTCGAGCACAAGGGCCGCGACCTGTAGATAGCCGGGACCGGCAAAATCGACCCGCACCGACCCGACGCGGTGACAGAGATAGGTCTCCGCGGTCGTCGTGCCGTTGTTGTAGTAGACGATCGGCGACCAGTCGCCGGCGCGCATCAGCTCGTCGATGGTCGCCTGCATCGTGCCGTCCATGGCATTGGTCGACAGCGTGATGCGGCAGCCGGGGTTGCCGAGCGCCGACGGTTCCACACCGCCGCCGATGCGCTGTCCCTCGTCGGACGCCTGCAGATACTCGCGCCCATACGGGAAGCCCATGTTCGTGCCCCAGACGCGGGCGGTACCCATCAACGCGACGGCACCCACTTCCCACACGGTGCCGCCGTATTGCGTCACCGTGCCGTTGGGACGGATACGCGCGTAGCGGTAGCCCACCGACTCGAACGTGCTGCCGATTAGGTTGTGAAAGAGCTTGCGCCGCCCGTCGAGTGTGTCCTGATTCACGGCCACCGTCGCGGCGTAGGACGGCGAGGTCCAGACGTTGGTCGCGTTGCCCTGGATGACAACGGTGGCGACGTTGCAGCGGTCGATCATCAGGGCCTGCAGCGCCTGCGTTGCGCCCATGTCGAGCACGATCGCCTCCGCCGTACCGGCAGCCGACGACGATTTATAGACGCGGTGCGGGCGCGTGAGGCTCGTGACGTTCGAGACAGGCCACGACGACGAGGCTGAGGTCGCGGTCACCGTGGGAATCACAAACGAGGTGGCGGTGATGTACTGGCCCATCAGCGCGTCCTCGAGAAATCCTTGATCTTCTTCTGGCGCCGCGGGTCCTTGAGCCCCGCCGTCAGGAGGTGCTGCAGTGTGCCGAACTGATCCGAGGTTTCACTTTTCCCGACGTGCACGAGCGCAATCGGCGCCTTCGGCGTGCTCAGATGCGCATCGGTGTTGCGGTTCAGTGCATCGGTGTTGCGGTCGAGCGACGTCGTATTCGAGGCGAGCGCCGTCTCCTGTGAGATGCCGAACTTTTGGAAGTCGTCGGAGGTGCTATCGAGAATTGCGAGCCCGAACTGGATCAGCTGCTGCTGCTGCGCGGAGCCAGCCGCATAGTTCCCCGACTGGTCGATGAACTGCGAGCCGATCTGGCCGCGGCGCTGCAGAAGCGGTTCGAGAAGGATGGCCTCTTGTGGCGTGATGCCACCGGCTTCCAGCGCAGAGATCTGCGTATCGATCCCACCGAGTTCGTTGCGCAGGCTCTGTTGCTGCTGTGCCGGCGTCAGCTGGCCGAAGCGCGTATCCTTGGCTTTCTGCTGCAGCGTATCGGCATCACTAAACAGCGCCGTCGGTGTAACCGACGCGTTCTGCTGGATCTGATCAAACGCGGCCAGCGCCGCGTTCAGCACCGGCATGGCTGCGCCAACGACGTTGCCGATCAGCTGCGGAATCTTGCTCACATCGCCGCCGGTGACCGCCGCCGCGACCTGGTTGGTGAGCGCCTTCCACGCGTCGGTGTCCTTCACGGCATCGAACACCCCGGAGATAATCGCGGTGCTCATCCCGTCCGAGACCGCCTGCGAGAGCGAGTCACGCAGTGCACTGGTCGCATCGTTGTTCGCCTTGATGATGTCGGAGACCGAGCCGCCGGTTGCGATGAGCGCATTGCGCTTGTCGATTGCGGCCGAGGCGTTAGTGAACCCGGTTTTCAGGCCCTGCTCTTCGGCGTCCTGGAGCTGGCCGAAGATGTCCTTCGCGCGATTCAGATCGTCAGTGAACTGCGCGAGGTCGATACCGCCCTTTTCGGTGAAGTCCTTCATCGCGATTGCAGCGATGTCGATGCCGGCAGGCAGATTATCCGAGAACAGATCAGCGAGCCCCGCGACCGACGCAGTGAATTCCTTGATGTCTTCACGGTCCGACGTCGACGGATTGTCGCGAAACTTGCCCTTGAGATAGCGGCGCTGCAGTTCGTTAAGCCCGGAATCGAGCGTCACCTTGTTTTTGTCCGCGACGGCCAACAGCTCCGACCGCGCCTGATGCTCGCTCACCCCGCTCAGCAGGAGATCGTTGGTGAGCACGTTGGCGTACGACGGGGCTTGTGCCGGACCACGCGCCAGCACGGCGCCGAGGCCCAGCGCCGCACCGTAGCGCAGCTGGTCAACGCCAGGATTGGCCGCGGCGCCAGCTTGGATGCCCGGCAGCAGACGCTGCGCCGCAATGGGAACGCGCGAGATGGTCTGTCCCGTGATGTCGAAGAACCCGAGGTCGCGGAAGTGGGCAAGATCTTCCGGGGTCGGCGCGGCTTCGATGAACTGCGTACGCACACCGGTTTGGCCGCCGATATTGACATCACGCTGACGTGGAAACGACGACGGGAGCGACTTCGTGAGACCGATCTTCAGCTGTGTCCCCTTGGATGGCACATCGAAGATACCCGCGGCCTCGAGCAGCCCCGCGATGATGGCGTAGAACTGGCCGACGATCGGGACGGCAACGGCCAACCCGATCGCCGCCGGCGACCAGATGCCGGACGACTCACGGAGGTTTTGCGAATTGACCTGGTTCTGCAGGCTGATGTGCTGCTTTGCCGCCAGTGTGCCGGTGACGCCAGTGATCAGATTCGTTGCGAGATACGCGGTAACGGCGCCGGCGCCGAGCCCGGCCAGACCGGCGGCCAACCCAGCTCCGGCACCAGCACCGGCGCCAACACCGGCGCTGGCTTCACCACCAGCCCCCGCCGCACCCACCCCGATGCCGCTTGCCGAGCTTTCAAACCCCGCGACGTTGCCGAAACTGTCGAGCACCGGCTGTGAGCCTAGGGCGCCCTCAATCTGTGCGGCGCTGTCGACACCCCCGCTGCTGCCACCAAGCAGGTTGCCGACAATGTTACGCAGATAGCTCGTCGCATTCGACGACGAGGATTGCGCCGCCTGGCTGGTTTGCGAGAACGCACTGGTCAGGGTGCTAACGATCGATTGTCCCGCCCGATCCGATGACAGACCGAGCAGGCCCATCGCCTCGTCCCAGATCCCGACAAGCGCATCCGCGCCCTGCTGCATGAATCCCGGCAGCGTGACGGTGAAGTTGTCCGACACTTTGGCGTCGAACTGCCCCTTGGCGAGTTCGGCTTTCGCGAGACCGCCGATGAACGACGAGGCGAGCGCGGTGCCGGTGCCTTCGATCGCGTTGCCGATCGTCTTGGCGCCGCCGCCGGCGAGGAGCCCGTCGACCGCGCGCCCGATCGAGGAGTCGAGCGTGTCGCCTAGGTTGATCGCGACTTTGTTCGCCGCTTCCAGCTCGGCGCGCCCGCGAGCGTACTGATCGGCAACCTTCGCCGCCTCGCCGCCGGTGGTGTTGAGGATGTCTTTCTGCGCGCGCAGCGAGTCTTCCTGCGCGTTGATCAGGTCGAGCTGTCCCGTGAGGCCTTTGCTCGCCGCCTCGACGACGTCGTGGTCTTCCTTCTTCGCTTCGAGCACGGCGAGCTGCGCGTCGAGCTCGCGCGACTTGGCGGCGTCGATCGCTTGGGCAAGCGCAAGCTCCTGCTGCTCGTTCTCGTTCAGGATCGTCAGGCGCTGCTGCTGCGTGGTCGCAAGCGTGTTCTCGAGCGCGACGCGGCGCTGGAAGACGTCGAGCGCCTGCTGATCGACGGTGAGCTCGGTCTGCGCATTAGTGACGAGTGCCTGCTGGGCGCCGACGAGCGACTGGTCGGTCAGGGTCGCGAGATGCCCGGCGCCGCCGTTGCCGCCACTGGGAGGCTTGTCCGGGTCGCCGAGCAGCTTGCGCAGCTGCTCGTTGTAGCGCGCGCGCTGCACGGCCGCGGTAATGTCGTCGGAATTCTCGGTCGGCGGAAACGACGGCGTACCGGACGCGAAGGGGCCGGCGCCGGGGCCGTTGCCGTCGTTGACGCGGATCGCGAAGCCCAAGAGCCTGCCGCTGACGCCGACCAGGTTGCCGAAGCCCTGCCCGAGCGGCCCGAGAAGCGTCAGCAGCGTTTGCGCCTTGCCGCTGACATCCTCGACCCAGCCGGCCAGATCGCTCTTGACCAGGGCGGTGACACTGGTGGCCCAGCTGGTGGTGCCGTCGGCGGCCGCCGCGATGCTCGGCGCGACGCGAGCGGCAAGCGTCTCCCCAACCGCACCGAGCGCCAGGTCGGCACGATCAAGTGCGTCGGCCGCATTACCAATAGCGCCGGCGGTCTTCTCGTCGATCGTCGCGCCGAGCTGTTCGTTGAGCTTGATCTGATCGGCGAGCGCCCCGTTGATGACGTTCAGACTGGCGAGGCCGCCGCGGCTCAGGAGGTCGAAGGCGAGCTTCGTCTTGACCGGCCCGTCGGGCAGCTTGTCGAACTGCTGACCGAGCTGCACCAAGGCCGGCAAAAGACCTTGATGCACATCGATCCCGAGCGCAGAGAAGATCTGCCCCTGCTTGGATGTTTTGTCGGTCGCCTCGACCATTTGGCGGGCGAAGAACGCCGCGCTCCGTCCGAGCGTTTCGAGCGGCACGCCGCCCTGCTGTGCGGCCAGGCGCAGCGAGGACAGCTCGGTGGTCGTGAGGCCGATGGCCTTCGCCGTCTCGCCGATATGGTCGAGCTCGTGGATCTTATTGACGATGCCTGCGGCCGCACCTTCTGCCGCGGCGAACGCACCGGTCACCACGCCGACCGCGGCGCCGAGCGCCAGCGCCTTGCCACCGAGCGAGCCGAACGCGGCGCCGGCTTGCGCCGAGGATGCGCTAGCCTTCGTGCCAATGTTCTCGACCGACTGCTCGACGGTGTTCAGCACCTTGATGGTGCCGTCGTCGGTGATGCGGTAGACGAGTTTGATCTCGCGGTCAGGCATCAGGTTTGACACTCCAGGCGCCGCGCGTTACGCGGCGAGGAGATGGCCCTCCGAGTCCTGGTCGCCGCGCTGGTACTGCTCGCGGGTCAGCGCGGCGCGGCGCAGTGTTGCGGCGACTGCAATGGCGACGGCGAAGTCTCGATCAGTGAGCTGGTTACGGCAGTCAATAATGCGCTGAACGGATGCAGTGCACCGACACCAACGCCGGCCCCCGCAGTGCGTTGCCCGGACACATTTTTCGATGTCGCCGCAACGGGTCCGGTCTGCGAATGGCAAGGTCGCTTCAGCGAGCGCTGCGGCGATCCGATCACCGTCAAGCTGATCGCTGGCGGACCGCACGAGGCGCGATTGCGCGTGGACGCGGCGAAGCTCACCCTCGTCGTCTCGCTGCCTGATCGCTCCAATGGCACACAGAACGTCGTCCGCATCGATTACGACAGCGGCCTTCAAGTCGGAACGTTGGGGTACCTCGCGTTTATCCAAGATTTCGACGGCAGCCTGCAGATCGCCACCGCATCGCCACCGGGGCTGTTCCTGGTCGGTGATTGTGTCTTCGACTCGTTCTCCGGCGCCTTCGTTGGCCTCGTGCCGCGCTAGCGCGCCTCGAGCATCTGCCGCTGCGCGGCGTGGTTCGCGTTCAGCGCCGCGGCGATTTCCTTCAGGAGCGCCAACACTTCCCACGGCTCGACGAATGGTGACAGGTAGGCCGGATGCCCACCCGTCCGCGCCTCGCCGAGCAGTCCCGTATCCACCCAGAAGCGGATGCGCTTGTGCTTGGCCTCGTCGGTCCACTGCTCGCCGGCGGAGACGAGCGTCCACAGCCCGAGCATGCGGTGCTCGAACTCGTCGAACTGCTTCCAGAAGCAGACGGGGACGCATCGCGCTCGCTCGGCTGCCGGGAGCTTGACGCATTTCCGGCAGTCCTTCGGAATCAGGGGGTTGAATTGGGCGCCGACAAGGCGCCTGAGTCGTTTTTTGAGACGTCCTTCTCTTTCTCGATCGTGCCGAGGAGCGCGAACGCAAAGGCGGTGATGCGAGCCGAGAAGAGGTTGACGTTGGCGTAGTGCCAGAGCGTCGCCGCCGCCTCGGCATCGTAGGGGATGAACCCATCGGCCGCCGCCGACTCGTCACCAGCCGGCACATTCAGCTCGCGGGCGATCAGCGGCGTGAGGCCAGACCATCCCGCAATACAGTGACCGGCCCATTTCTTGGCCGCATCCGCCTCCGAGATGCCCGTCTCGGCCGCCGTTTCGCGCTGCAGGGCGACGAGCGTCGGGCGCGACAGGTAGCGCACTAGCACCACAAACGGCGGCCGCGGCTCGTCGGCTGTGCCGTGCCCCTTGTGGATTTCCAGATCGCGCTTGAGCGTTGAGAGATCGAGGAGCTTGATTGCCACGCATCACCTCAGAAGATCGCTATGGAGAAATCCGTATCGTCGGTGGTGTTCGTGATGTCGTAGGAAAGATTGATCAGGTGGTAACCGTCGCCTTCGGTGCGCGAGAGGTCGGAGATCTGCGACTGCGAGAGGGTGTACTTGCAGCGCGAGCCCACCGCTGTGCCCTGCGTGAACACGACGGAATGCACCACCTTGCCCGTCCAGTCGGTGTGCAACTTGTTGTAGGTGAGGTTGGCCGAGTTGTCGGAGTCGGCGGCGATGACCAACGTGAGGGTCGGATTGCCATCGACGATGAACGACTTCTTGATGCCCGTCGATGCGTTCGAGTCGGGCATCTCGGCGATACGAATGCCGCGGTCAAACGTGACGCGGGAGACGACCGGCGTATAACCAGAGCCGCCCGACGGCGTGATCGTACCCAGGATACCTAGGAACGCCTCACTGCGGTCGGTGCCACCGGTAAAGCCGGAGATGCTCGCCTGTGTCGGTGCTTCGTAGTCGCCCTGGCCGGTCCAGGTGACCTTCAAGCCATCGGTCGGCACGCCCTCGAACACGGGATTGCCGACGGCGTTGTAGGTCTTGTGCAGCAGGCCGTCCTGCTCGTTCCAGATCGTCGCAGCGAACGCGGTGCCGAGCGAGCTGATCGGCATCGGCGTGTAGGTGATCGTGCCCGCCGTGGTAGCGCGCGCCATGCCGCCGGCCTGCAGAAGTGCATCGATGCCGGCAAAGCCGTTGACGCCCACCGTGCCGCCACCGCCGGACCCCTGCATGTAGAACTGCAGCGCGACCTGCCAGCGCCGTGCGGCCGGAATGCCCACGCGCTTGGTGAAGCTCGACGAGTGCTGGCGCAGCTTGATCATGTCGATCTTCGGCGTGAACTTCACCGAGTTGCCGGAGGTCAGGATGTCGTCGGTTCCACCCGTCGGCGTGACGGAACCGCCAATTTTCACCAGGGTGGGGCTGATTTGAGAGAGCACTTCATTGAACGCCATTGGTCACCTCACCGCTGGTAGGGATCGAACGCGTTGCGCCGATACCGAACCGTCCACCACGTCGTGAGCACGCCCGCCGAGAGCGTGTCGGAATCGAGCTTGCCCGGTTCGCTGCCGCCCTCGAGCGTCAGCATAGCCAGGCCGCCCCACTGCAGATTCGCCATCACCGTCTGCTGCATGAAGGCGAGCCAGGCGCGCGCCTGCCGGTGCAGCGACTGCTGCGGATCGCTCGAATTGAACTTGTAGATCAGCTGGCCGACGACGATGAGGTCGCACAGCGCCAGCCCGTGAAACTTGCCGAAGTTGACGGTTTCCTGCCCCTCCATGATATGGAGCGTGGGCATCGGCGCCTTGTCGTAATCGTAGGGCTCGGTGTCCTCGACGCGCCTGAGCTTGCCCGTCGCGCGAAACACCTCGACCCACTTCGACAGGATCTGCTGCCGAATCGATTCGTCGGCCATCAGAGCGCATCCGCCACCACCTGGCCGGCGCGGTCGGTCAACGCCTGCAGGATTGCGGGCGAGGTCGGCTCAAGCGCCGGGCGCGGCCGCAAGACCACGCGTTTCACGCGCACCCAGCCGATGATGCTCGATGCGGCCAGTCCGCCGCCGTCGCGAATTGGGAAGGTCAGGTAGTTGCCCTTCTTCGGCGTGATGACGAATTGCGCGACGCGATTGCCGGCGGCGTCGAACCCTTCCTGCACGCGCGCCTGAATCGGCACCTGTCCGTTGTCGGTCGGCTGGATCGCCCCGACGTTCAGGACGACGTCGCCGCCATCGCGATCGACGCGCTGGCTATAGCTGTTGCGCAACTGTGCGCTACGCACCCAGGTCGAATCCGGGCCGCCGCGCGAGCGGTAGACATCCTTGATGTAGCGGACCGCGCGCGCGCCGATGGCGAAGGCTTCTTTGGCCAGCGCATCGCGAATCGTGGTCGGCGCTTCCCGCAGGTGACGAATCACCGGCTCCGCACCTTCCTGTCGGACTTCGATCTGCATCAGAGGTAGTCCTGCATGTCGACGGTGAACGCCGGCGCCACGCGGTCCGCGTCGGCGGTCTGCGTGTCCTTGTCGGCCTGCGAGATGCCGCCGGCGTACGGCGCCGGGAACAGCGCGGCGAGTGAGGAGCCGCTGGCAAGATCGTCGCGAAGCTGCTTGGCAAGCGCCGCATAGGCACGCGCTCGCTGCGAGAGCGACCGTGTGCGAGAAGCGCCCGAACCATCGTTGATGGTCAGGTCCACTTCGCGCGAGAAGTCCGCCGCGATGCGGTCACAGACCATCGCCGCGGCCAGCGTCTGGTTGCTCGACGCATCCGTGAGCGCCTGCGCAATCTCCTGATCGGACTGCAGCTGATCGTCGCGAAACACATCGCCCACGCGCCAGCGCACCCAGCTGAGACTCGAGGCGCCAGGATCGCCATCGTAGGTCCAGCTGCCCGGACGATTCTTTTCGGCGAGTGTCGGCATCAGGCGCTCTTCACCGCCGCCGACAGAGTGACGGTGGTGTTGCCGGCGTACGTGCCCGTGGAGATCACCTTGACGCGGAAGCGGTCGCCGAGAATGCCGGCGACCTGCGTGTTGTCGGCGAGCGCACCGTCAGCCGGCGTCACCTGCGCGGTGCCCGAGCTCGACCCCATACCGATGGCGAACACGCGCGTCGCACTTGAGGTTGCGAAGGCAAACGACGCGATGTCGAGCCAGCTCGATGCGCCATCGAGCGAGGTCTGCAGATACGCCTTAGCCGACGTGCCGCTCGAGCCGTAGACAAACGCCGCCTGCACGGCGAGGCACTGCGCCCCGCCTAGCCCGGTAACGGTCCCACCAACGACGGTGCCCGCCGTGGTGACCGTGCCACTGTACAGGGTGACGACCCCGCCAGCGAGTCGCGTCGGGGAGCCCACCACTCACCCCGTCAGATGGTCCGCAGTGCGAAGAAATTAACGGTTCCGGCGCCCCAACTTACGGTGCCGGCGGGATTGGAGATCCGGTACACTACGGTACCAGCGCCAATCGCCGTCGCCTCCACAGTGGCCGTGCCGGGGTTGTAATTCGGTGCCACCTGCAGGATGTCGCCGATCTGTACATCAGCGACGCCCGACGTCACCGTGTAGACCGTCCCGCCTGCGCCGGCGATGGTGCCGGCGGCGTGGGTGAAGGAGCCCGACGCCACACCGGCCAGACCAACCTTGCCGATGTAGTTCCTACCGTCCGAGAGCTTGCGCATCGGGCCGCCCCTTCTTCTCGCCGACCAGCGCCACCGGCAGGATACGGCGTTGCTTGGTCAGCATGTGCACGCGGTTCGGTGCCCAATCGCTGGCGTCCACGAGGTCGCCAGGACGGGCATTGAGTCCGCTGATCGACCGGAGCACCTGCACCATCATGGTTAGGCCACCACGGAGTTGAAGAAGTAGCCGAGGTCGGTGGACACGATCTTGTTGTCGAATGCGATCTGCCCCTCGACGCGGTCCGAGGCGAGAGCCTCCATGCGGAACTTCTTGATGCCGACCGCCGTGCCGAGCCCCTGACTTACGCCCTGCCACTGGAAGGTGTAGCCAGCGGTTGGCGAGAGCAGCCCAGGCGTCGAGGTCGTGTAGCAAAGGAGTGCGTGCTTGCCGTGCGTGAAGCCGAATGAATCCGCCTCGCCCTCTTTGCCGGTGTTCTTGATCGCCATCGGGATGATGACTTCGTCCACGCCGAAGATGCGAGCCAGGAGCGCGTCGCTTCCGAGCGCCGGATTCGCGGCCGTCGCGCCGCCGGAGATGCGGTCGACGATGTCCGGGTGGTGCTTCAACTTCGTGTATACCTCGTATCCGAGCACCAGCTTGTTCGGCAGGAAACCGGTGTTTTTTAGGATCGTAGTTTTGCCAGTCTCGATGTCGGTGATCGGGTCTGAGCTGGTGTACGTCGACCACTGCGTCGGGGTGGTAAACGACGCATCCGTACCCCACTTGCCGGTCGCGAATGTGTCGGTGACCCACTGCACCTCTTGGCGCAGCATCAGGCGCTGAGACACGAAGGTGACCGCATCGAGATCCGGGCTGAGCGGCGCGTCCGCATTGGCGCGCACCTGGTCGCCTATGTCCTTCTTGTGCGCATATACATCGCACGAGTAGTTGTCGGTCGACTGCCCGTAGCCCGAGCCTGACGCCTCGGTGCCGTCGGCGCGGACTTCCGCCTCGTCGCGGAACCACGCCCCCTTCGGGTACGTGTAATACTTGTCGGATTGCTTCTGCACGGTGACGACCGGGAACACCTTGGTCGCCACGAACATGCTCGCGTTCTGAATATACGCGACCGACATGTTCGTCAGGATTTGATCTACATGCACATCTGTTTGCGTCGGCTGAGCCATCTACGCCTCCACCACCACCGCACTGCTCAGACGAGCAGGGGACGTCCGCCGTTGTAGACGAGCACCGAAGTAACGCCCGCCGAGCCACCGCTCGCGACCAGGACGCGCGCTGCGGCGTAGTTGTAGACCGTGCCGCCTGCCGCCACGGTAATCGCCGTGCCCATGCCGAGCGAATCGGCACCAACCTCGGCGCCGATCGTCAGCGCGGCGCCACCGATCAGTTTGGACTTACCCTCAATGCAGACACTGGCCGCGCCACCGCTGGGCGGATTGTTCTGCAGAATACCGACCGGCACGTCGGTCTTGGCGGTCGCCTTGATGACCGCGCCGTTCGTGTCGAGCTTGACGATCTTGAACTGATCGCTCGACAGGCTCTCGCCCGCCGTAAACGTCATGCATTTTCCGAGATCTTCAGTCGCCATCCGCCACCTCCACCGCGCTCACCGCTCAGTGGCGGGCGCGCGACTCCCGGCTGTAGTTGTCGACCAGCGCGCGGTGCTCGGGATTGGCGCTGATCTTGGCGATTGCGTCGGAGTAGTCGGTCGCCTCTTTCTTGGTGACCATCTCCGCTGCCAGTGTGTTGAGCTTACTGGTCGCGCTATCGCCCGACTCGCTGCCGCTTGCGCCGATCTGCCCGTAGAGCTTCGACTGCTTGGCGACTTCACTTGCGCCGGCGAGCACGGTTTCGATCACCTTGAAGTCCTCGGCCGGCAGCAGCTCGGCGCAGCGCTTCAGCACGGGGCCGAACTCGTCGGCCTTGACCGACAAGCCCGCGAGCGCCTGCGCCTTGGCGACATAGACGGCCGTCAGACGCTGGTCGCGCTCGGCCTTGGCCACGTCCTCCGCGGACTTGGCGCGCGTCTCGGCGTCGTTGGCGCGCTTCTCGAGATCCTCGAGGCGCTTCTGCAGCGCCACCGCCATCGCGGCATCATCGACCTTCTCGATCGGCTTCGCCTCGACCGCCGCGTCGCTCTTCTTCTCGTCGGCCTTCCCGACCTTCGACGAATCTTCCTTGTCGGCCATGCGGGCCTCCTTTGATTGCTCGGTATTGGGGTCCGCGGCCGACGCCGGCTCGGGCGCATCAACCTCGGAAAACAGTGACGTCAACTTGTTGAGCGCGTCCTTGAAGGCGCTCAGGCGGCTACCGCTCATCTTGCGGCCAACCTTCGCGACGGCTTCTGCCGCAACGGCTTCCGGCGCTGCATCGTCGCGCTTGAAGAGCAACACACGCGCGCCCTTGTTCGCTGGTTCATCGACCAGCGAGCCGAAGCGCACAGTCAGCTGCTTCAGGTGATTCACGCCGGCACCCGAATGGCGCTGCCACCGATGGAGAACGCGCGAAGCGCGCCACTCTTCACTTTCGCGAAGACCTCAGGCTCGACGCGGTAGCCGACCCACCATGAGACGGACCGGTCATCAGCCTTGCCGATGCCCATCGCCGCACGCTTCTCGGGGGTCGAGACGAACGACTCGACGAGCTTCCCGATGGGCTGCTCGTCATGCATCTGGTCCGCCTGGCGCGACCAGACCACGTGCTCGTAGGCCGCCTGCTCGAGTTCGGCGGTTGAGATCGCGTCGCCCTGCGAGTCGACGACTACACTGCCATCGGCCTTGACGACCTCGGACAGCACACCAAAGACCAGGCGCTGCGCCTCATCGACTTTGGCGATCTGAACTTCCCGCTCCCACTCCACGGCAACTCGCGCGCCGGAGTCGGAGCCTGGAAAAGAAAAAGGCCGCCCCAGCGATCTGGGAGCGGCCTCATTCGGCTAAGCTCGCTTATGTAACTCTGCTCGGACGCTTACTACAGATTTCGGGCCTCCGCAAGAACTATTCTTCGCGCCGCAGCAAGTGAGAGCGGACCAACTTCGCCGTGACCTTTTGTCCCGCAAAATGAAACTCCAGCGAGCCAATGCGGATTGGCTCGATGTCGCGCTGCATGGAGGCAATCCACTCGCAGAACACGACCGCGTTACCGGAGAGCGAGACTGTGCCGCCGGGGGTGATCAGCGTTGCGGTCATGCCGCCTGCCGCCTGAAGTCGCGAATCCGCTGCCGCGCAACTTCCCGCTGCCGATCCGCGAACGTATAGCCGTCCGCCGTCTGGCTATTGGTGACGTTTCCCAGGTGCTGCACGCGCCAGCGCGACTGCAGGAGTCGGCAGCCCGCAACCCGTGCCCGAAACGAGAGGTCGACATCTTCGGCGTAGGCCCGCGGGAAGGTTTCTGCGTCCCAGCCGCCAAGAATGTTCCACGTGGAACGTCGGGCGGCGACGCACCATCCCTCGACGTACGGCTCGAGCACGCCGTCGACATCAAAGCCCTGCACGGTCGGACCTACCAGTGCCAGGTCGGGCGTATCTTTCTCGACCCGACTAAGCCAGGCGTTGCCGCCGGTGACATCATTGTTGAGCATCACCACGACGTCGCCGGTTGCCACCGCAAGCCCGATGTTGTTCGCCGCGGCAAAATAGACGTTCTCGGCGTTGTGGATGACGCGCGAGCCACTGCCGAGCCGCGCCACGAGCTCGTCGAGCGCGCGCGCCACGTCGGGCGTTGAGGCCTGGTCGACGATGACGACCTCGGCGCCGGCGACGGTCGCCTCGTAGGCGGGAATCAGCTCGGGATGCTCGAGCCAGGGAGTGACGATCGAGAGCGTCATACGAGATCCAACCTCATGCTGTCCTCCTCGACGGCGTCGATGATTTCGTTGCGGCGATTCCACACGCAGCGCGGGCAGGCATCGAGCACGCCGGGTGAGATGATCGAGTCGACCAGCGCGCGGTGCTCCTCGCCATGCCACACGTCCTCGAAGCTCGCGCCGTGCTTGTAGTCGTAGCCGAAGCGCAGGTCGGTGCGGTCCTGGCAGACCGCGAACTCGCCCGTCGCCGTCAAACACGTTCCAGTCCACACGGCGCGGCAGCGGTCATAGGTTCGAGGCGTCCAGAACCCCTCGAATTTGTCCGTGATCGCGAACACCTTGACCGTGTGCCCGAAGGCCGCGCGTGCGGCATCGCTCAGCCCGAGCGCCACCGTCATCACCCGCCGCGTCTCCGCGTCGAGCGCCTTGTCGGCGTAATAGCCCGGGCGGATGTGCACGAAGTCCACGCCGAGCTCTGCGGCGACGCGGCAAAAGTCGTAAATCTCTTGGTAGTTGTCGGGCGTCACCACAAAGGCGAGGCCGAAGTCCTGGCGCTTGTGCGGGATGCTGGTGCGGATCGCGTCAAGAATCTCGGCCCAATCCGACCCCTGACGGAAGTGGTGGTTGACCTTGTCGTGCGTCGCTGCGGTCCCAGCGTTCAGTGAAACACGCACGTAGTCGACGGCGGCCGCCACCTCGGGAATCAGCAACCGGCCATTGGTCGACAGCGCCACCTTGAGCCCGCGCCGGTTCGCCAGCAGCATCGCCTCGAGCGTGTGCTTGTTCATCAGCGGCTCGCCGCCGCCGCTGAAATGAACGAGGCGCACGCCAACCCGCGCTGCGTCCTCGACCGCACGCAGCAGCAGCTCGCGCGGCAGCTGTTCACGCTTGTCCTGCTCGCCGTTGTGGATGAAGAGGCAGAACTCGCAGCTATGGTTGCAGAGATTACTCGGGTAGATATGCAGGTCGACCGGATAGGGGATCTCGCCGGCGGCGATCTGCTTCAGCTTGTCGGCATGCGCGAGAATCTTGAAGCCGTTGAAGCGATGATAGTCACTCATGCCGCACCGCTATCCACACCGCCGGCACCGCGCCGACCATGTAGTCGAGTTCCTGCACGATCTGGCCACCCGCATCGGTGATCGCGCGCCGCAACTCCGAGCGCTCCAGCCAGAGTGACGGCACCGGGTTGGCGGCGTCTATGTCGTCGGTGCCTTCCTGTCGGAATTCGCCACGATAACCGCCAGCGGCGTCTCGGTCGTGATCGCCACAGTGCGTCGACAGGAACACCCACCCGTGTGACCATCCGAGGAGCCGCCGGATCAAGGCTGCAGGGTCCGGCACGTGGTACACGATGCCGTACGCCATCACGACATCGTACGTGCCGGGCAGATGGATCAGCCGGCAATCGCCGTAGACGAACTGCACGGGCCGTGTGCGCTCGATGCGACGCGAAGCGCCAGGTCGTAGCTCCAGCGCCGTTGCCTGCGATGCACCCATGGCCAGCGCTGCCTCACTGTGCCGCCCATCGCGGGCGCCAATCTCGAGCGTTGCGAGATCGGTGAAGTCGACATGCGCCCGCATCAGCGCGCATTGCTGGTCGAACAGTTCAGGGATGAACCTGGTGAAGCCGCGCGCGACCAGTTCAGTAGCGAGCGGCGTCATTCCAGCCCCCGAAACGCCGTCGGAATCCGCCCATCTTTCACCGCGCCCGCCACGTCGTTGTCCGCGATCCACTGTCGCAGGCATTGCGCATTGACCGCCCGCTGTTGGTTGAAGTCCGCCAGCTTCGCCTTGGTCGCGCCAACGCCCATGCTGGCGTCGAGATCGTGCAGGACGACGCCCGGCACGTAGGCGACGCGGAAGCCCTTGAGCCAACACTCGTAGGTAAACGCGACGTCCTCGTGATGCTGCCCCGGCCAGACCGGGAAGCGGATGCCGGCATCAATAACCTGCCGGCTGATCCACATACATGAGGCCGTGACGTGCGCGACATAGCTCGGGCGGAAGAGGTCAATCAGGTTGCCCTGCGGCCGCAAGTCGCCGTTGGGTAGCGCGTGAAAGCCGGCGCTGGTGATGTTGCCGCGGGTGAAGAGGGTAAAGCCGATGACGTCGGCGTGCTGGTCGACCTCGGGGAATGTGTGAAAGGTCGACGGAGTCAGCGTGATGTCGTCGTCCAGAAACAGCGCGTCGTCGTTGGCTTGGTCGAGTAGCGCGTTCGCGGCGTTGGCCCAGCCGAAACGAGAGTCGGTGAGGTAGCCGTTGCGTTCATGCCAATCCAGAGATTCTGCATGTTCTAGCCCCCGCGGACAGCGTTCGCCGGTGGTCGCGCAGAGGATTTTCACGCCGTCACCCCCGCCTCAATTTGATGCCAGCCGGTGTCGAGCCCCATACGTTCAGTGAGCCTACACCATCGGCATTGTCGTATATGCTCGGTAGCCTCCGTGGTGAAGCCATGTACGCTGATGCCATAGGTCCATTGATGCCAACCGCTGATATGCCCCACTCGTTCTGGACATCGGACGGTAGTGGCGGACTGTGGATCTTCCAATTGGTAGGCAGTGACACTTTCAAGCATCGTGGTCATGCCGCCCTCCTAAGCGCCGGCGCCACTTCCACCGGCGCGTTGATCCGCTCCTCGCACTCGGCCAACGCCGGCAGCCACTGCTCGGCCATCACCTTGTCTGCGTCGTAGGCGAGCGCGCCGGTCCGCGCCTGCTCTCGACGAGCGGCCATGTCGGTTGCGCGGTAGGCTTCGTCGAGTTTCGCCGCGATGGCTTCTGCCCGCGGCCGGAACCACCAGGAGTTGAGCGGATTCCATTCGCGCTGCGCGTCGCACTTGTCGACGAGGAACCCGCTGAAACACAGCTCGGGGCACGCAGTCCAGTTGCCAACGATGACCGGCACGCCGCACGCCTGCGCCTCGAGCGCCGGGATACCGAAGCCCTCGCCGCAACTGACGTTCATGAACACGTCCATCGCGTTGTAGACGCGGCGCATGTGCTCGGTACTGAAGCCGAGGAGGTTCGCGTACTGATCGCAGGCGACCCAGTCGCGCCCATGCTCGAGCCCGAGCCCTGCCGCAATCGTCACCAGCGGCACCCCACCGTATTCGCCGTGCTCGCCAAGCGAGGTGTGCACGTAGAGGAGCGCGTCGGGGTGCTGCGACTTGAACGCCGCGAACGCCGCCATGTGCTCGGGCAGCGCCTTGCGCGACGGCCAGCCCTTGTTCGCGGCGACCATGCCGACGACATAGCGATCGAGCGGGAAGCCGAGCGATTGGCGTGCTTCGGCTTGCGGCATCGGCGAGAACTCCGCGCAGTCGACGCCGTGCGGCACGTAGAGCGCATCAAGACCGCCGGCGCGCATCACATCGAGTCCGAACTTGCTGTAGGCGATCGGCACCGCGGCCTGGTGCAGCTTGTCGACCACCTTCATGGTGCGCGGATCACCGTTGGGCTCCATGTCGATCGGTGCCCAGGCAATCCACGGCACGCCGTCGTAGTGCTCGGGCTTCATCACCCACGCATCGATCAGCGTCATGATCGCGTCGGCGTTGAAGTGCTTCGCGTGTGCGCCGACGACGTCTTGGCCGAACGGCTCGAGATGCTTCGGGTAGAGCTGGATGCCTTCCCAATTCAGCATCGAGCCTTCGACGCCGTAGAAGCCCAGCACGGCCGACGGATGCCCGGCACGCACGAAGCGCGGCGCGAAGAGTTTGGTTTGGTTGCCGTAGCCCGTGCTCGCAAGCGGGCTATTAGAGCACCACATCAACCGCAGCGACACATTCCCCTCCTCCTCACAACACAAGGTCGACGCCGCACCGGCAATTTACGTGCGCGGGCGCGTCGTCGATCTGATCGCCGTCACCGGTGGTGAACAGCCCATCATACGGCACACGCTGGCCGTCCATCGGCTCGCAGGTTGGACACGTTGCCTCATCTTCCGCCGTCGACCAGACGCGTTCCGCCTCGGTCTTCGTAAACAGCCCTTGGTCGGCGGCCTGTTCCCACGACTCGCGGCGACCAGCCGCCAGCGCAGTCGCAAGTTCGGTGCGGGCAATCGTCAAGGCCCGTAGTCGCAACAGCTCGTCCGCCTTTCGCGCGGTCAGCACATCGATGCGCACCGGCGCCACGCCCTGGTCGGTCAGCGTCTCGCGAAGATTCTCGACGGCCGCGCTCTGTCCACTGGTCAGCCCAACCTGCTCCTGAATGCGATCGACCTGCTGTGTGACCGGAACGCCGCTTGCGTACATCGTCGAGAGGAGTTGGCGCATCGCATCGCGCGTCTCCTCGATAATGCCCGTGATCTGTGTGGCGGCGCGCTGCTGCAGGAAGCGAAGGCCGCGGTCGTTGACGACGTTGAATTGAAATTCGTTGACCCGTGTCTCGAAGGTGATGTCCTTGCGGACGAGCTTCGCCTTCAGCTTCCGCGCGGCCTCGTCGCCGGCGTCCTCGTAGGCGTTGCGCATCAGGCGTAGCAGCTCGGTCCTGAAGCGCTGGGTCAGGATCTCAAGCGGCAGCACGGTGATGACGTTGCCGGCGAGTACCGCGCGGCCGAGTGCCGCCTGGTTGATCGCGGCACGGAGTGCAACGAACGCCACCAGCACGCGGCGCTGTGCGATGGTCTCAAGCCGCTGCGCACGCGCGAACTTGGCGATGGTTCGCCGTGCGTTCACTGATTGACCGCCTCGCTGTCCTGCTCCTCGACCGGCAGATCGGCCGCATCGCGCAGGTAGCGCTCGGTGGCGCCATCGGCGTCGGGGGTGAGCATTCCGGCCGCCGAGAGCTTCTGAACGTAGTCGGCGAGCCCGGCGAGGTCTGGTTTCTCGATCTCGGCATGCTGCAGCTGCGGATACGGCGGCGGCCAGCCGTTGAGCTTCATGAGCCGCGGGATAGCGAAGCGGTTGAACTGCTCCAGCACCGTGCTGAGCAGTGAGGCAATCGCCGTCACGTGCAGGTCGGTCTTGTCGGCCGAGAGGCTGAAGCTGCCGACCGTCTCGTGTCCGAGTAGGATGAAATCCGAGAGCAGCGCCTGCAGCATCCGCTGCTCATAGCGCTGGATGATTTGGGACGTATCGAATTGGCGCGACCCGCCAGAGGTCAGGAGTGTCAGGTCGTACTGCTTCTCGCCCTTCTGGTTATAGGCGAGCGGCATCAGAATGCCCTCTTGCTCGTCGCGACGAATGTTGGTGACGAGCTTCTTGAAGGCCTGCTGCGAGGTGAGCTGTTGGCCGCTTGTTGCTGCGACCACTTCGGGCGGCGCCCAGACCACCGGCAACCCCGCCAGGTCGCGCTCGATGCCGATCGCCTCCAGCGATTGAATGCGCTTGACGAACTTCCAGGCGATCACGCAGTTGCGCAGCAGTGAGCGCCCCTCCGGCGACGCCTTGTTGTCGAGCAATCGAAACAGCAGGAACTTCTCCGCCGGAATGCGGATCAAGCTGTATTTCGGCGCCGGGCGCTGCCAGAACGCGATGAGCGCGCCCGTGTTGTCGTCGAACTCCCAGTGGTCGAGCGATTCCTGTGAGCGGATGACGAACTTCGACCAGCCAACGCGTCCGTCATCGCGACGTTTATAGACACTCTCCAGCAGCGACCAGCCGTGCTCTTGCATCGTGAGCGCCTGCGAGAGTGTGGCGCCCCACGGCTGCTCAAGCTGCTCGATATTCTCCTGCAGGAACGCCGCGCGGTCCTGGTCCTGCGGCGAATCGCTGGCCGCCTTCGCCGTGATGGTCACCCGGCGCAGCAGCAGCTCGGTTGCGAGCAGTGCGCCGCCGATGACCGCCGAGTTGTCGCGGATCTCGCGATAGAGCTTGTGGCGCTGCACCGGGCTGCGCAGTTCGGGCACGAAGTCATCATCGATGATGCCCGAGAACTGCTTGAGCCCCGTTGCGCCGAGTTCCGTGAAGGCGTCGGCCTTCTCCACTGCCTTGCGTCGTGCCATCACCGCCTCCTCAGAAACTCCACGGACTGGTTCGGGTCATGCTAATGTCGGGGGAAACGGTCGGCCCGATGGATTCGACCATCAACTCCGTGAAGCCCCACACGAGCGAATCGAGCCGATCCGGTGACCGCTCGCCGCCGTTCGGCTCCCAGGTGCAACACTGGTCCTCGAGCTGCGCGAACGTCCCGACGTGCGAGATACGTCCCTGTTCGTACAGCGCCGACACGGGCTCGGCGCGCGCGAATTTACCTTGCGAGGCCCAAACGGTTTCGACGGGAACGAACGCGGTTGAGATGACGCCTTCGCGCGCGAGTTCGCGGGCGGTCATAGTGATGGTGTTCGTCACCATGTCCCCGCCGTTGTTTTTCTCGGCGATGATCACGTTGGCGCGGAGCTCGCCCCAGAGGCTGATCGCGGCTCGCGCCCACCCGTCAGGCGAATAGCGGCCGCTGCGGTCAGCGAGCAGATAGCCGCGGCCATCTTCCCCGACGCCCGTTGCCGTGATGCCCGTCTCGTCGCTCGCGGTCGTGTTGCTGGCCGCCGGGTCGATGTTCACTGTGATGCGCCGCAAGGGGGGCGCAACTGTCACGCGGTGCGCATCGAACCATTCACGTTTCCACAGCGCCCCCTCCGCCTGGTCGAGCACATCGGCATGAATCTCCTGCCGCCCAAGTCGCGTGCCTTCGTATCGGCTGACGATCTGCGTAAAGAACGCCGGCGCCAGGTTGCACCGGTTCTCATAGGTCGACCCGCGCGTGATCGCGACGTCGATGCCTTCACGCTTCACCAGATCGCGCACCAGCGCCACCGGCTTCGGCGTGGTGGTGACGACACACTGCGGGTTGTCGCCCAGACGCAACCCGAACATGAGCATGTCCCACGACTCGGGATAGCGCCACGACGCAAGCTCATCGGCCCACGCGTCGTCATGCTGCGGACCACGCAAGCGCTCAGGCTCATCGGCGCTATAGGTGGTGGCCGTCGCGCCATTGGGCCAGGTCAACCGGCGCTTCGATGGCTCATAGACCGGACGATTCCATGGCGGGCAGATCGCCATCAACCCAGACTCGCCCTCGACCATCACATCGCGGGCATCGGCGGCGGTCGGCGCGACAAGCGCCACGCGGCCCGACAAGCTGGCTTCGATCTTCGACCGAATCCGCTCGGCGCCGCAGCGCGTCTTACCGAACCCGCGACCGGCGAGCAGAAGCCAAATCCGCCAGTCGCCCGCCGGCGCGAGCTGCTTTGGCCGTGCCCACGCGTGCCAGTCGAATGCGATCGACCGGACTTCGGCGGGGGTCAGCTCGTCAATGATCGCGTGTCGAGTCGTCGCGTCCAGAGACGCGAGCGATTCGATCAACGAGTTTTTGTCGCGTTGCATCCGCCTCCGCCACCTCAAGCGGACCGCCACCCGGCCCGCTCAACTCGTGCACCGCCGGTGCATCGAGCCCGTTCATGCGCGCGCGGCGCGCACTGATCTTCACGGCAATTTCAATCGCATCATCCTCGCCGGCGACGACGCGCTCCCAGATGGCCTCGTGCATCCGGTCCAGTCGTTCATTCTCGATCGCCCGCAGGATCTCGCGCTTCTCCTGGTCCATTTCGCGCAACAGGTTGTCGACGGCCTTAAAGACAGCACCGGCGGTGCGGTTGAGCTCACGGCCAATGGCGCGCCACGTCTTCCCGGCAAGTTTCAGCTCCATCGCCTTATGCGCGTCGAGCTTTGCTTGGATGCATCGTGCGGAGAGGCGAGGCTCACCCCGAGCACGTCCGCGCTTGTATGATGGGGATTTCATCGCTCCACATCCACCACGGACGCGAGGAGTCGCGTCACCGTGCCGCCTTCACTGTAGTCGAGCGTGTATGCGGCCCGCACAAACGGCAGCGCCGCAGACTGCGTCGGGGTGCGTGCGAACGCCATGTAGGCCGCGCCACCAGTCCCGGTGACCACCACCGTGCCGGCGACCGCGGCCATGGTGAACGTCGGCGTGCCGGCGCTGGTGTCGACCGGCTGCCCTTCCCGGTTCCAGCCGAGATAGAACGCCCAGCTCTGTCCGGCTTGGATGACGAGCGGATAGTCGGCCGGTGCGATAGTGACGCCGGTTGTCGACACCACGACGCCGCTATCGGGAGTCGTGGTCACAGTGGCGCGTAGTGCATCGTTAACGCTCATGGCGTCGTTCCTCCTCCAACCACCGCCCCGCGCTGCACATGCAGACCAACCACGCACAGCGGGCGGTTGCCGTCGCTATCGAGCGGGCGGATGCGAATCTCGTAACTCTTCCCGGTGCGGCAGCCGCTGACGGCGCAGCCCTGATCGGGGGAGAGCGTAAAGGCGGCGTCGGTGCCGCTTGTGCTCGAGGCGGTCAAGATCGCACTCGGCGCCCCGTCGTTTCGCGGCGTGCCGGTCTCAGTCACCGTGATCCAGTTCGCCGGCTGCGAGCCGGTGTCGACGAGCGAGCGCGCAACAAATCGGCAGCCGAAACTGTCAATCTCGACCGGGTCCATCACGATGCCGTTGGTCGGCTTTTGCGGTGGCGCCGGCTGTGCAACCGCAAGCGCTGGCACCAGCAGCGCGACCCAGAGTATACGCGTCATTCAAACCACCTCCGTCGCGAGAACTCCCACCAGTGCCGTCGTTCCGCATAAAATTGCCGATCGGGTTGGGCGCGATCCCATACACGTCGCCGATCGACCTCGAAGCGCCGCGAGCGCTCCATGCCGAAGAGGAGCCGCGGCGTGATACCGGGCGTCCCCACGGTCGGCGTATTGCTGGCAAGCGGCGTCGGCGTCGGCGTGTTGGTCGGTAGCGGCGTGAACGTCGCCGTCGCGGTCCTGGTCGGCGTATCCGTGACCGTCGGTGTCTCGGTCCGCGTATAGGTCCACGTCGCCGTCGCCGTATTCGTATCGACCGGCGTGTTCGTATTGGTTGCCGTCGGCGTCGGCGTTTTGGTGAAGGTGCGCGTTGGGGTGTTGGTCACGGTGCCGGTATCGGTCGGCGTGTTGGTGACCGTCCCCGTGTTGGTCGCGGTCGAGCCCACCGGCGGCGTGTCGGTTGCCGTGGGGGTCAAGGTCGCGGTTGGGGTGTCCGTGACGGTATGGGTCGGCAATAGGTCGCCGCTGTCGCAGCCCTGACAATCGAACCCCTGCCCCGAAAAGCCATGCGCGCGCATCGCAACGAAGAGCGACAGCAAGAAGAGTGTCGCGATCAGGAGTTTGATGTCGGAGAAGCGCCACACTCATGACCTCATGGCGTCGGCGTCGGCTGCTGACACACGCGACTCTTGGCGGTCGGTGACGTGCCGATGATGGGGGTGGCCGCAGCGCAGACAGGATCCGCATACCGGCCGCCGTCCCTGGTGCAGTCCGCATCGATCTCGCACGCCTGCCAGACGCCATCGGCGGCACACACGTCGCCGTGGTCGTAGCCGAGGCAGTCCGCCGTCGTGTTGCAGGGCGTCTTCTGCCGCGTGCAGAGCGGCGGCACCATCTCGCGCGAGCAGGTGCCCGATGCGCACAGCGAATCCTTGGCCGGCCGCTTGCGGGCGCGGGTGTTGTCGCCTGCGGGGCAGAGGCTCAGCTGCTCCCCGACGCAGCGCTTGTCGGTGCCGGCGCCGGGGTCGATGTCCTCGCAGGTGAAACCGGCCGCACAGTCGCTATCGACCGAGCAGCCGCAGGCGTTCACACCCGGCGTGCGCGTCCCGCAGGCACCTGCTCGCGCGGTGTAGGTTGGCGCGGGCGTCGGCGACGGGCTGGCACCGATGACCGTCGGCACTGGCGTCGGCTTGGTGCAATCCGCGTTCGTCGTGCACGCGACGTCACAGAAGCCGCAGACATCCGAGGTATCCCCCGAACAGACCGGATAGAGGCGATTGAACGACGCGGCGGCAATGCGGCTCGTCTCGGTCGCGCCGCCGATGAAGTTGTGAATGCCGTCGAACACCAGCGAGCCGAAGGTCGCGCCCGCAATGCGGTCATCGGCGTACTTCGAGGCGAAGTGCGTATCGGCGACGATCGGCGCCGTGCGCAGGATGTCCTTGGCGAGCCGCACCGTATAGTTCGCCATCTCCTCATCGGCGCCCATCTGGAATGACTCGACGTAGGGCATCTGCATGCGGTGCGCGCCGGCGGCGAGCACGGTTGCGGTAATCGACTGCTGGCGCGCGACCTCCAGATCCGAGCGCAGCCCGCCGGGTGAACTTGCCAGCCGCTTGGCGTCGAGGAGCTGCGTCGCCGCGCTCGTGTCGATCGCGTAGTTGAAGCCGGTCCCGCAGGCGTAGCAGGTGCCCGTGCCCGTGTTGCAGAGACCGCCCATGGCGCCGGCAGGCGAGCAGTCCGCGTCGGTTGCGCAGGTGATCGAGGCGCAGGTCGGCGTGCAGTACTTCGTGCCGCCGCTGACGCAGTTATTGTGCTGGCAATTCCCGCACGTGCCGTAGGCATCGTCCCAGGTGCCGTCGGTCGACTCGTACGAGACGCACGTGCCCGAGGGGCAATCGCCGTCCGCGTTGCACCGCTCGTAGTGCTGGCCCGACTGCACCACGTTGATGCCGCCGCTCACGCACGTGCCCTGGTGATAGCAGCTCTGCGTCGAGGGGCTTGTGCACTGGCCGCATTGGTCGTCGTACTGGCACGGCCACACTGGATCTTGATGCCCACTGCAATAGCCGGTGCATTTCGAGCCTGTGCCGTAGTGGCTATCGCCAGTGCAGTCCGCGTCGGCCGTGCACGTCTTGCGCGTCACCTGGTAGGTGGTCGGCGTGGTCGCCGCCAGGGGGCAGGCTTGGCGATACCAGCGGTCGTTCAAGACCGGCACCTGCAGACCGAAGATGTTCGATGACGCGGTGCATTCCGCGATGCCGTAACCGATCGCCTCGTTCAGCCCGCAGATGTCGATGACGTAGTCGGCCGCGTACCGCGTGCACGTCTGTCCGGTCGGGCAATCGCCGTCGAGCTCACAGGACTGCGTGGTGGTCGCCGAGCAGTGCCCCCAGTCGCCACGGATCAGGCGGCAGGGCGGCGCATGGCTATGCGGGTCGGCGATGATTGCCGGCAGCACCGAGCCCCACCACTGCGCGGGCATGGTGTCGCGCCCGCAGTTGATCAGGTTGGTAACCTGTGGCGCCTTGACTGAGAATTGATTGACCCAGTTGAGCGCGGTCAGGCACAGCGCCGTGGTGCCGCAGGTGCAATCGGCGGAAGTTTCGCACTGCATCGAGCAGGTGCCACTGACGCAGGCGCCGCCGTCGCAGTCCGCATCGGAGGTGCACGCGGCCGTACATGCACTCGTGCCGTCGATTGACAGACACGTCCCCGTCTTGGTGCCGCGCGTAATCGAGTCGCAGCCGGTGACCACGGTCACGACGCCGTCGCCGTTGAGATCCTGCACATTGCGGTCGGCCTGCGGGCTTGGCGTGGTGACATCGATGTACGCCATGGCGGCGGTGCAGCGCACGTTGCTTGCGCCCGCCGACCAGCGGTCATAGCCGAGCTGCAACGCGTCAATGGTCGACTCGGTCCACGCGACATCCCCGCTGCCGAAGTCGGTGGCGAGCGTCTGCGAGAGGATCGTGCCGGCGCTGCTACTCACCACGGTCCCGTTGGGCCCTACCGTGTCGGTGCCGTTCGAGCGCCACGAGAGCCGGATATTATCGCTCGAGGACGTGCCGCAGCAGTTGACCACGCCGCGCACCGAGGCGACCGACGCGGAGGTGGCCAGTGGCGTCAGGTCCGTCAGGCCGAACTGGTCGATGCCGGTGCTGGCACTCTTCTGGCGCGTGTCGCCGGCAGTGCAGCTGGTAGCCGTTCCGCCGCCGGACCAGTCGTTCAGGCAGTCCCAGGCGGTGCTGCTCGGCGCGCAGGTGTTCGACCAGTTGCTGATCGTGTTGCCGTTGGCGTTTGGGAAGAGCGCTTCGAGATAGCCGACGCCGATCGGGTGCAGGTTGTCGACCACGAAATCGTCGACGTCGAGGGTGTAGGCGGGAAAGCTCGCGTAGTTGGCTACCGCGCCGGTTGCGGGCGAGCCAATGCCGGCGCCCGCAATATCGCAGGCGTTCCCGGCGCAGCTATCGGGCGCGTTCAGATCCAGGCTGAACGTCTCGGTCGGTGTGCCGTCGACATACAGGGAGCACGCGACCGTATCGGCCGTGAGAATCTGCCCCATCTCGACGGCATGGCCAGCGAGTGTGCTGGCGCAGTTGACCGTCGCTGAATTGGTGGCGGGGTAACTGGAGAAATCCAGATCGCCCGGCTCCTTGCCGTGATACTGCGGGTGGTAGCTGAAGCACCCGGCGCTATCGACGGCGACCGTGAGATAGCAGCCAATCTCGCTGTCTTGCTTGATGGTGAGCGCGACCACCGACTGCCCGGCGGGGATGGTCGGCGTCGTCTTCCAGTACAGGCGCGCATAGGCGCGGTCAGACAGATCCGCATCGAGCGTTGCCGGCGTGCTCCATGATTCGGCGGTGTTGGCCGTGGTGCTGAGGTGCAGCCCCGCCGCGCCGTGCACGGCCGCCGCGCTGGTGTATTCCGGCGAGCCGACTTCTACCCCGTCCTCCGCGGTCTGCGTGTCCCAGCCAGTGACGAAGACGCGGCCGGCCGGCGGGCTGTAGGAAATCGAGACGCGGAGCGCATCGACCAGCGCGGCGCGTGTGGTGGTCGCGTTGGTGTTCAGCACACTGACGGCGATGCCGAAGTCCGTGTCGCGAATGTCGGCGGGCGTCCACGACACGCCCCAGAGATCGAACGAGCCGCCGCAGCTCTTGAACGTGTCCGCGCCGGTCCATGCGCCGACACAGCCCGTGCCGGTCGCGCGACTGGTCGACGCGATCGTGCCGTCGGATTTGATCGCGCGAATGTCCTGCACGATGATGGTCGGCCCGCCCTGCTGCACCTCCAGCTCGGCGGTGATGCCCTGGATGACCTTCGCATCGTCGAGCGGGGTGGTGGTGAAGCCGAAGCCCGTGCACTTCAGCCACTGCGACTGCGCGGAGGCGGCGAGACTCGCGGAGGCACGCGCGTCGTCGGACGCCTGCGCGTTACTGGCGCTGGTCCAGGCTGTGCGACCGACGCAGGCGCCGCTGGTGCAGGTCGCCGACGAGGGGCAATCCGCAGAGGTCGTGCACGTGTTGTAGGTGACGCAGGTGGATGGATAGTTCGGCGGGTTGGTAGTGACGGCGTGCGCGGTGGTCGAGATGAGCAGCGCAGCGATGAGAACGACGGCGCGCATCACTGCAGAGCGACCGCTTGGTCAGCCAGGTTCTCGACCCAAAACGTCAGCAGTGGATAGCCGGTCGATGGGGTCAGGGAGGAGTTCGCATTGACGCTCACGACCACCGGATTGGCGGTGCCGATCGTCCAGGCGCTGGTGAGCGTCCCCGTCGAGAGCGTCTGCGTGCTCGCGGCCGTCTCGGTGACTGTCGAGGTGACCGTGCCGGCCTTGTTGACGCCGGTGTAATGCACCTGCCCCGATTCGACCTGGTAATCGGTGCCGTTGGTGACGATCACCGAGTAGTGGATGATGCCCGCAACCGTTGACCCGCTTGCCGCCGTCGCGTTCAGCACTGCGGTCGCCGAGTTGTTGGTCAGGATGCGCTTGCCGCCCAGCACCAGCCGATCGACCATCGTCTGATCGCTCGTGCCGGATGCGGTCGCGCGGGTCGGCGTCTGCAGCGAGATGAGGCTCTTGCCCTGGCCGGTCGGGACACCCGGCTGCAGCGTCAGCGTGCCGCCGTTCTTGTCGGTGGCGCCCGTGGTCGCTGCGCTGGCACTGATCGTGAGACCGTTGCCAGCCGTGTTGCTCGTCGTCTGGCGTTCGAGCCCGATCGTGCGCGCCGCTTGGCCGCCGATCGACACATCGAACGACGGCAGCGCGCCCGAGGCGACCTGGAAACCGGCGCGGTTGTTGTTGTAGACGCCGAAGTCCGGCACGCCGAAAACCGAGTTCCCGCCGTTGTTGGTGTAGAGCAGGATGTCGCCGTTGAAGGCGCCAGTCGTGATGTCACCAGCGGTCAGGAGAAGGCTACCGCCAGTGATGCTAACCTCGTTGCCTAGGTGCTGGATGCAGCCACCGCGCGTGTCGCTGACGGCGCCCGCCGCGCAGGTGTTGAGGGCTTGGTTGTCGCTCCCGTCGCTGGTGTTGCCGCCGGCAAGGGTCTGGCCGCTACTGCGGCCGGCCAGGAGCGGATAGGGGCGCTGCACCGCGCCACCCGCGTACCACTTCAGCTCGTAGGGAGACGTGGAATCGATGGCGAAGACGCCGTTACTTGCCGGACTACTGGCCGTGATCGGCAGCTTGATCGCCGCGCTGTTCGTGTTCAGGTCAATGACCTGCGCGCCGGAGAACGTGAGCGTGTTCGCCATCTCGGTTGCGTCGATCTCCGAGCCGAAGGCGTTGTCGGTCGCAGCCCAGGTGTTCGTCGCAACGCACAGGTACTCGCGCGCACCGAGGCCGCCGGCCGGGAGGTTGTAGACATCACCAGCCGTGCAGGTGCCGGGCACGCTCGAACCATTCGGGGGGCGGAGCGTGGCGGCGGTGAAAACCTCGGTTCCACTGAAGGTCTTGTTGCCGCTGATCGACTGCGTGCCGGTCAGGGTGACGAAGTCGTCGTCGGTGGTCGCCGCGTTGATCTCCGCTGCGGTGTCCCACTTCGTGTCGATCGTGACGCCGCTTGCCACTTCGGTCGTGGATACGCAGCCCGTGCAGGTCACCTCGCTTGCGGTGATGGTGCCGGTACCCGTGGTGCCGAGGGAGGCGCCCGAGCCGACCAGCATGGCGGCGGCGGTGTTGGTGCCGCTGGTGAGCGACGAGAACGGGCCGCCGGTCTGGTCCGCCGTGCAGCCCTCGACATTGCCAGACGCATCGACGCCGAGCGGATATTGCCCGGCGGAGCAGTTGGTGCCGTTGGCGGCAAGCGCGGTGGCGGTCGCGGCGAGCGTGACCGTGATGTTGTCGGGGATTTGCGCGTCAGTGGCTGAGCCAGAGAGGTTGCTGAACGCCACCTGCGCGCAGGTCAAATTGCCGCTTGCCGCAATCGTCGTGGCGAACTGGTTGGCTGAGCAATCCGTGGGATTTGCCGCCAAGGCCGTCGCCGTCGAGGCGTTGCCCGTCACGGCTCCCGTCAGGTTGCCGGTGATCGTGGCGTCAAACGTGTAGCCGCCAGTTGCGCCGGTGAATTCCAGATCGTTGCCGGTTGCGTCGTAGGTGATCGTGATGTCACCCGAGCCGCCTTCGATCTTCAGGCCCGCGCCGTTGGCCGGCTCGGTGCCAGTCGCGTCCGCGTCGATCGTCCACGTGGTGGTATTCGTGCCGCTCGGCATCTGCGCTGCGGTGGCCGCGCCCGACAGGTCGGAGAACGCGGGCTGTGCGCAGGTCAGGTTGCCGTTCGCGGCAATGGTGGTCGCGAATTGGCTCGCGCTACAGTCGGTCGGATTGGCCGCCAAGGCGGTTGCAGCGGTCGCCAGGTCGACGGTGATGCTGTTCGGAATCTGCGCGTCGGTCGCGCTGCCCGAGAGATCGGAAAATGCCGGCTGCGCACACGTGAGATTGCCGGAGGCGGCGATCGCTGTGGCGTACTGCGTCGCCGAGCAGTCGGTCGGGTTCGCATTCAGCGCGAGTGCGGTCGTTGCGGGTCCGCCTTCGCTCGCCGAGCCGGCGTAGTTGAAGGCGACCATGGGCGCGGTGACCTTGTCGCTGCCGATTGCGGTGACGCCGGAATCGTTGATCGTGACATCGCCCGTGACCGCGACATACGCGCCCGTATTCGCGCCGGTGCCGACGAGCAGCTTCGCATCGCCGATGACCGACGTGCCGGTGTTCGGAATGTGAAAGAAGTCCGACGTCCCGACGCACAGCACCCACGTGTCGGTTGCCGACTCGTCGATGTCGATCAGGCAGGCTTGCCCGGTGTTGCACGAGGCGGCGCAGGTCGGGTTCGGCGTGACATCGGTTGCGTTGTGGTCGAGGCGGATGAAGTTGGGCAGTCCGTTGGCGTTTTGGTCGCGCGCCGCGATGGTGTCGGCCGCAAGCTGTCCCGTGGCGCCGCTGCTCGTGAAGCTCGCGCCGACGTCGGTCGGCGTGGACGCGAACGCGCGCCCCGCCACCAGCAGCGCGGCGACAAGCCACCAGACCTGCCGCCGCGCCAT